GGAGACTTCGCCATGTCCACAAATGCGGCCTGCATTCTAGCGGCGTATTCAGCGATGGCGACCATCGTTCCAATGAGTCCGCCTCCGCCCTTGCCTTCGGTCGACTTTGCAGCACCAGCAGCTGTGTCTGCTGCTTTGCCGATACCTGTCATTCCTGGAGGAGTTAGCGCTGGTGTCTGACCACCAGTGGCCTGTACCTGTGGAACACCTGGTGTTTTGAACATCTTGTCCATGATGGCAAATGCGCCAATGGTAAGACCAGTCGCCGCGATGATTCCCGCAATCGATGCCGCCGCCGCTGCCGGGTTCGCAGCTGCCTTAGCGACAATCTCTGCGATTGTCAATGCACGAAGCGCTGTCACCGTTGCATATATCGCTTTGACGAACATTCCAAACTTGACCGACACATCGACAATAAAGGCAGCGAGTCCGACACCGATTAATGCTTTCATCACATAGTTTAGTACTGTCCCTTCGGTCGACATCTGTTTTATGAGATTAGTTGTCTGCTCCAGTCTCTTGATAATGTCTGGGCCGAACGCAGACAAGAATGACGCGATGATTTGACCTAGTGCAACATTGAATCTAAACGTTGCATCACCAACGTTGTCCATTGCAGTTTGAATACCAGCCGATGCTTGTGGCAGTTTGCCAAGTTCGACTGCAATCTTGCGGACAGCTTGTGCACCAGTGAATCCCATTTTTGAAATGGCTTCACCACTTCGTGTTCCGAATGCCGCCTCGATAGCGTTTCCTGCGACAGCACTGGCTTCGACGAGCTGATTGATTTCTTCCTGTGAAACGCTCGTCTTCGCGGCCATGTCTGTCATGCCCTTGGTCATCTGAGCGAGTGTTTCAGCGGAACCACCAGTCGAGGCGATTGCATTCGCCATTCCCTTTAGTGCTTGTTCAGCTTCTCCAGCAGTAAGTTTCACGGAACGAAGACCAACGAATCCACGGATAGATTGTTCAAGGTTAATACCTGGAAGCGCTGCGATCTGTTCTAGCCGCCCCATCTGCGCTGTAAGTTCATCCGTCGTGCCTACAGTTGTCGCGACAGCGCGTGAAAGTGAATCATATTGTGCAGCTGCATCCAGTGCACCTTTAGCAAAACCAATCGCGGCGCCACCAGCCAATAGACCGCCCAGCGTTTTTCCAAGATTCTCAGTGGACTGCTTAGTTTTGTCCAGGTCATCAGCCGCCGACTTAGCTTCGGTCTTGATGTTCTTAAGTGCCGCAACAGCATCGCCGGCGCCTGTAACTTTGAAAACGATGTCGAAGATGCCGAGCGCCATTAGATAGTCCTTTTCGCCAGCACCGACATCACGGCCTTGACGATTTCAACAATTTGATTTTCCCAGACTTCACCAGCCCATGCGACTTCGGCGAACTCGTCCAGGCTCAAATCGGTCTCGCTGGGATGGCGCTTCAGATGCCTCACTGAACAATAGAGTATCTTCTGCGCCACCCCGCCTAGTCGTTTGGGACTTCGTCCACCGCTTGCTCGATGTCAATCGGAAATGCTTTGGCGAACTCTCCGACCACGTAGAGGTAAATGTCCGAGCGGTCTCGAGCGAGCTGTGCAAACCGACGCGATGGATTGATTTCACCGTCTCCAGGCTGAATGACATAGCATCGTGCCATGATCATCAGAATCTGGAGCATCTGGTCAGGGAACTCCGGAAATGCAATCTTCAACGCCTTCTGGACTTCAGGTCGAGGAAACAGATCAGCGGCCTTTGGTTCACGGAATGTGAACGAACCAGGTGCACCGATGAAGCGCTCGATGTCGACTACGTGATTCGGTCGACCTTCTGTCTTAGGGATGGCGTCGAAGATTGAACTCATTATGATCCTGACAGACCAGTGATTCCGCTCACACCGAGTTTGATGGTCGCGGTCTCGGTCTGTGTCTCCTCTGGGGTTAGACTTAGTCCTGCCTCAGTAACCATGCCGAAGTACTTGACGACGTTACCGGCAACAGATGCAGCACCATCCAAGTCTACATCAATCTCACAACCGAATCCGACTTTGCTCTGGAAGAGAGGTCCAGTGGTGTTGTCGATGTACAGTTCGAGGTTCACTGTTCCGGTTTGTGTCGTCGGCAGGGATGCTTCGTAGACCGCGCACAATGCCGTGGCGTTGACCATGTTCTGTGAAACAGTCGAGGAGAACGACTTTGCCAGACAGACGATGCTGGTTGCGGTCGTTGTCGGAAGTGCAGTCGTGTCACCCGTGAGTGCAGCTGCGGTGAAAGTGATCGTCAGTGTGACGTCTTTTGCGAGTAGTGGACGAGCCATTGATAGTTACCTCTATGGAGTTATTGTGGCTGTGTACAGTTGCACTATGCCATTGTCGACGCGACCATCCTGGCTCACGTCTACCGATGAGCTCACGCTCGTTCGATTCAGGAAAAATGGAGGAGTGGTCGAATCGACTGTCTGCTTGTTTAGAAGCGTGTCAATGCGGTCCACGATGCCCTTGATACGCGCCATCGATACCGCGCCGGACTGTGTATCCCAGCACCACACCTGATGGCTTGATGTCGTCACGATACGGCCACCACACATTGACTGTTCGTCAGTCTGTCCACCATCAGTGTGACGCACCACGATGTAGGGAACTTGTGGCTGCCGCAGGGATATAGGGTCCTTCTCAGGAGCGAGGTACAGATAGATTCCCTGCTGATAGTTTGGTGCGCGATTGTCCACCGCTAGCAGTCCCTGGAGCGTCGCATCTGCTGTGAGTGTGTCATAGATCCACTCGTCGACGACTAGACTCTCAACCATTGAAGTATCTCCTCACAACGCTCGTGAATGCCGCCCATGCCTTGTCGGATGCAGGAATCGCGAATGGTCTGTTCTTCACGAACTCGAGAATCTTCCCGTATGGCGCGGCGATACTCACGACGTACTCGTAGTCATTGACGCGACCTACAGTGATGGACGAACGCAAAGCGCCTGTGAGTACAGCTGGTGCTTGTCCTGGCGCGGATGCCTGATGCGTCCTGTTCTTCCCGATCTTGTAAACCCGACCAGACTTCTGACCAGTCATCGATGCAATCATCAGACGCATAGCCTTCGCCGCCGTCTCCTGAAGCCAGATAGACAGCACACGAAAACGATGCTCAGCATCGTCGAAGCCAGACAGGTCGACCTTGACTGTCACGGAGCGAGGACCTCGATGAGCAGTGGACCGAAGCGTCGCACCGTGGTCGACACAGTGAGCGACAATGTCAAGCGAATCACAGCTGCTGTCGGGTACGCAGCCGGGTTAAGAATCGTGACGATACCTTGTGACGACAGTGACTTTGTGAGCGTCACGGAACCAGTCACGAAGGAATACGCCACGCCTGTCGCTGCGTTCGTGTACGTCGCTGACAGCGTGCCTGTAGTGATGTCAATCGGTGAGCCGTTCTCATCGACCAGACGCACGACGAATGTGTGCCAGTCACCGACCCATGCAGCCACCTGGACAACCTGTTCTGGGTCCTCGGTGATGTTGATGATGTTCACACTCATACTGGCCTCACATAGAGTTTCAATGGTCCGAATACCTGCGTGTCGCTTGCGCCTGTTGTCCTGGTCACAGTCACAGTGTACGTGCCTGAAGTGTTTGTCACCGTAGTCGTAAGACCGAAGGATAGGCGCCCATTGTCCGCATACGTCGCAGTGCCGGCATACGTTGCGACCAGCGTTCCACCAGAGTTGTATACCTTCGCGCTGACTGTTGCACCAGTGATGTCGATGCCAGTGCCGTTCGCGTCTGTTACCTGGACATCGATGCTGGTCGCGGTTCCGACGTTCACATCGAGCGGCTGGTCTGCTCCGAGGCCATCAGCCAGGAGTTGATAAGGGCCGATGTGTACGCTCGTTGCAGCTGACACTGGCGTCAACAGATCTGCGGAGATGTAGTCTGTGCCATTGTGAAGGAGCGCACCCTTGAGTTCCGTGGCGGCGTCCGTGTCGTTGGCGATTGCATGAACATCAGCATCGACACGATTGACATTGCCAGAAGAATGCAGCGTGACATTTCCTGCTTTGTTCTGCTGATCTGCACGAAGGACGTTCAAGCCGAATGAACCATTATTCGTATACGAAGCAGTCGCGGCATCCCATACAGCCGATGCAGTTTGTGCAGATGTCAAGCCACCAGAGGACAGTTTGATTGTCATCACCGCACCGTTAGTACCGCTTGCACCACGCACCACAATCGTAACATCATCAGCACCAGCAGCCAGTGCGGCATCTGGTACGTCAAGGCGATACACGCCAGGCATATTGGTTGAGTCAACCTCTGCAAAGCCGCCAGCTGTCCACGCCTGCGCGATTGTACGGGCTACCAGCGGAATGTTAACTGATGCTGTGCGTGTTCGGTTGTAGCGAGCTGAGAGTCCAGAGGTCGAGGCTGTGAGACCTGTAGCACCTAGGTAGAGTTCGATGGATTGTGAGGTTGAGCCGGGAGCGATTGTGATGGTGGAGGCGTTGCGCTCGGTTGCTGAATAAACACCTGCGCCCGTAAGCGTTGCAGATTTAGCAATACCAATGGTCATTGGTGTTCCGTATGAGTTGCCAAAGAAATCGGTAGATGGTGCGTCTGTTGTCGTCCCGTATCCAATAAGTTGGTTGAAAACAGTAGGTGCGGGTTGAAATGCTGAATTTGCCCCTGCGCCTGTTTGAGCCATTGTGTCACCATAAATCAATGGTGCTTGAACTACCACAGAATTAAATCCAGATGCAACGTTTGCGCGATTTGCTCCTGTGCGAAGTAAAAATACATTGTAGTCTTCGGTCAAGTTGCCACCTACCGAGCCTGTAATTACGTTGAGAATTGAGTTTATGATTTTTGCTTGACCGGCAACAGTACCAGTGATGGAACTTGCTTTATCTGCGTAAATATTGGAAATTACAATTCCAGTGGCATTGGCACAACCGATTGATAAATCACTATTGGCTACATTGCCTACAAAATTTACATTTTGCATTTTGAATGAACTTGCATATGTTGTTGAATGAGTGCCGAAAGTTATACCTACTGCAAATATATTGTAGCCACCAGCGTAAAAGGATGAGTTTTTAACAGTCGTGTTCGCATCAACACCTGCTGAAAACGTCATATTCAAAGCATTTAGTGTGCTGGATGCAAAATAACTGTGACAAGAATCAATAATCCAGTTGTGACAAGATGTAGTGATTATTCCACCAACAACCAGATTCTTAAGGTTTATATAATCTTTACTCGTTGCTGTTATCGCATAAGTAGAAGATGCAGATGCCCTGTCGGGAATGTTAGAAATATGAACAGGCCCCGGTGCTATCGTGTAACCAAACTGCGCTCCAGACGGGTCTCCGATTACATTGAGTAGACTTGACGGTGCAACAGCGATTGTAAGACCAGCATATTTGCCAGGTGCAATATAGATTGTGTCTCCACCAGTTACACCACTCGCTGTGCCTGTACCACCAAGGGCATGAGCCACAGTAGCCCAAGCACCGCCAGTATCTGAGCTTGTGCCAGTGTTACTATTATTACCATCAGTACGAACGTAGTAAGTAGCCATTATTCGGCAGTCCCATTCACGATTTCAGATGCCATAATCCCGGCAAATAAATCAACGTATGTTTTCTGGAAATCACTATCTTGTTGCACCCACCATTGATTGAGCGATGTTCCATCAGGGCCAAATGATGCCAGCACCTGATTATTGTTGTCGGTGATGTCCCCGTACAAAATCCAATCAGTGCCATCAGCGGTACGCTCCGCTCGGTAGTTCATAAGGTTGACAGGTATCATTTGCCCACCTTCAGGCTGTTCGGATTCGTCCCCTTGAACGGCATCGTCAAGAATCCCAGCGCAGCAGACATCGCAGCAGTGACACCAGCCGCTACAGCCTTAGACCCGTAAAGTGCCATCACTGCGCCAAGCTCGGCGAGCGTGTCTGCTTCAGCTGTGCGGATGCCGTCTCCGAATACAGTCGAGAAGGATGCCGCGAATGCGACCAGGACAACGACCAACAATCGCGGAATGGATATTGAATTCATCTTTGCAAACTCCCCTCGATCATCGCGACACGACTCTCGAGTTTACCGAGGCGCTCCTCGATGCGTCGCACTTCCTGTGCCTGTCCAGACAATGTGGCATTCACGTTCTCGAGCTTCACTGTCAGCACATTGATGCTCACCTGTAGTTTGGTATAGGTCCCGATGACGGCCCCCAATACCAGGACAAGTTGTCCAATCAGCGCTACAACGACCTCTAATGTCATACCATCACTCCACTGTACATCTTCACTCTAATATGGTGGCACAGTCGGACATCTCGCATCACGCAGTCGGTTAACCGTTTGACCTCGAGCGGAGCGCGATTGTTTGACTCACTTCGTTCGAATGTCCCCAATCACTTCCGATCACTTCGTAGTATGGCGCGAGGTTCTGCGGATTCCCTGATGTGTAGATTCTGTCATCGGCTTTGACTTCGACTTCAGGTGAACACGTCAGCGTCCATGTGCCAGCCTGTTCAATCATGCCGCCGACAATGCCTTCAGAATCGCCCGTGTTGGCGATTGTGGCGCGAATCTCAGCCACCTGTATCCAGTGTTGGCTGATGCCTCCGATACCGTCAGACTGGTTCACGTTTCGCCAGATCTGCACGCGGTCACTGTAGGCGTAGTTCGCGAGCGCCACTTTGAGCGCGGTAACGTATGGCGCCGGAATCATACGAACACCATCGGGCTGTATCGCTTAGCCTGATCGAGACAATGCTCGCGGAGTGCGGACATCTTCGCGTCGACCTGTCCATCCTTCACATCGATGAGATGTGTGATGCTCGATGCTTTGCGAATCCATCCCTGTCGCGCAGCTGCGCGGATGTCATATCGTTCATTATTGGCTGGACCGATGTCCTGCCACAGAAGGTCGCCGGCACCGTCGTTCACGGTGTAGTTCAGCGTCTGCGTCCACTGTGGGAACTGTGGTTCGGTGGCGCTCGATGTCCCTGCGATAACGCACTGGTACAGTCTGCCATTCGCGACGGTCGGAATCACGATGTCGCCAACGACATAGGCTGTAGAAGCAGTCCAGACAGACCAGCGTGCGTGGTCGTCGACGAGCTGCTGGAGCGCAGTGGAATCCAGCTGTGGATACTGGTCACTGGCGACCATCCATGCGAGGCGTTCAAGTGCTTGTGTCCGTGTGTATGGCATGAGCGATTCCTAGTAAAACAAAAAGGGAACGGGAATGGTATCCCGCTCCCCTTGACTGCGAAGTCAGACAGCCTACGAAGCGGCAGCCTGGAGAACGATGATGGAACCAGGGACCTGATCGGCCACGGTTGCGGTGACGTTTCCGACGTCGAAGCAGTTGAACGCATAGCGCTCGGTTGCCTTGAACGTGAGAGCATCCTCGACGAACTTGACCTGGTCGGAAACTTCGACCGTGACTCCACGACGATCACCGAACGCGACACCCTTGGAGAGGTCTCCGAGGACTGCGAGCGTCTTGGATACGCCGGTTGCACTTGGCATGTTCTGAACGAACGAGATCGGAATACCGAACAGTGTTGGTTCAGGACCGTATGCATTCTGGATGTCCATGATCGAGTTTCCAGAGAGTGCAATCAACTTGTCTGCGACAGCGTTGTAGAACACGTTCTTGTGCATATACCAGCGTGGGTTCGTGGCGTATGGCTGGAGTTTGCCGACCATGGACTGGAAGTTCGCGAGCGTGAAGCTCGAGAGGTTTGTCTGTGAGCCGGATGGTCCAACAACCATGGAGGCAATGCTCGAGAAGGTTCCGGAGAGAGCCTTGATGCGAGGCATGATTCCAGTGATGGAGCCATACGTGGATGTACCGTCGCCCTGGAATGCAGCTGCATCTTCAGCGAGTGCGAGACCGTATGCGAAGTCCTGTGCCAAAGTAGCACCGAAGTCGATGACGGTATCCTCGTTGAGTTCCTTGGACACGATGGTCAGGATGGCGAGTTTCTTGGCTGCGAGTGCGACCTGCGTGAATGCGATGTCGGATGCAGTGATTGCAGTGGCTTCACCAGGATAATAAGTCGTGGTCGAAGTCGATGCATTCGGGACATTGAGGACATCGGATGTCATCGGGTAGATGCGGCTGAAGCGACGTGCTACACCGTACTCGTTGCGGAGCCAGATCAGGCTGGACGAAACGATTTCAGGAACAGTGAATCCACCCTGTCCGTTGTCGCCTTCGGTCTGTGCCTTGACGCCATTCTCAGCGCACCATCGTGCAGCCTTAGCATTTCCAAGGACTTCGCCACGGACCCACTGTCCGAAGGCGTATGCCTTGAAGTTTGCCTCTTCACGAGTACCAGGGAATGGGTTACGGGTTACACCGCCGGACTTCCATGGCTCAGCCTTAGGCGCTTCAGAAGTGACAGGAGCAGGAACATTGCCGAACTCCTTGAGCATCTCGATGCGCTCAGAGAGGGACTTTGCATTTGCATGGAGGCGAGTGGCTTCGGCCATATCTCCACCGTTGATGT